AATGGGGTTGTTGTCGATATTGGGTGTCGTGACGATCTCGCCACTCCTGCGCCGTCTCCGCATATGGAACAGAAGGCGGATGTTGAAAAATTTCAATGAAGAAAATGGAACAACAATAACTGAATTGAAAATGTTCGGCGAAGAACTGAAACCCCAATAGAGAGGACAGAGACAATGGGAAATCATGATGCAGGGCGGGCGATGGTTGCGACAGCCTGTGCACTAGCTGACCAACAAGAAAAGACCGGGCAGACAGCCTTGGAGATACTGGATATTGCGTGCGCAGATTTCCGAGGATGCGATGCGGAATTTGATGACGCGACTTGGGAAGGGCCGTTCCACGAATTGCTTCAAGAAGCGTTCGGCCCGTATGACAAGTCAACCGACGAAGACGGTGAAGTATTCTACACCAAGCTCATTGAGCCTTTTAGCGAACGTTATGGGCTTACCTGAAAACGAGGGTGTAAGGGGAATATTATGTCAGTCGAAAAAACAAATCTGGGGCCAAAGCCCCGTCTGGAATTTCACCCGCCGACAAACCTGATTATTGATGACCGGTATCAACGGTCTGTGGCGCGTGATTCAGGAAGGCGTCTGATTGCCAAGATTGTTAAGGAATTCCATTGGCCGTTTTTCGGGGTTCTTGTGGCGACAGACAATGGTGATGGCACCTATTGCCTGATTGATGGTCAGCACCGAGCTGAGGCAGCGCGCCAGCATCCACATGTTCACTCTGTTCCTGTGCTTGTCATCGATGAAATGACCTTAGCCGAGCAGGCCCAAGCGTTTGTGGCGATTAACCAAAGCCGAGTTCGTCTAAATGCCTTGCAGTTGCACCGGGCGGCGGTGCGGGCCGGTGATCCGCATGCGGTAGAACTTGATCGGATCACCAGAGAGAGCGGTGTTGAGATTCCCAATAACAATTTGTCATCGCAGAATATGAGACCCGGTCAAACAATAGCCGTTAAGGCATTGTCTACGATCTTGAAAAAATACGGTGCGGAAACCCTCAGTAATACCCTGAAGACCGTTATGTCGGCTTATGGGGAAACTTCGGGTGATTTGCGATCCCAAATATTTGCCGCCACGGCGGTTGCCGTTTCCCGCCATCCCGACCGATGCAGCGCTATTGCCGAAAAACTGGGCTCAAGCGATTCAGTGACCTGGCAGGAATTTGCACGAGATAATGCCAAATTTGCCGGAACCTCAACGGCGGAAGCGTTGGCGCACATGCTGACATCGACTCTCAAGCCCAAAGCCAAACTTTAAAAACATGCTCAATATTCTGGAGCTATTCGATTAATGACCGACATCACCCGCCCAACTCCCGGTGATGGATTGACTGGTGTCCTGGCCGAACTGGCCGAGGAGATGGGTTCCGTCGCAGGCGCGTTGAGGCTGGCTCAGCACTATGGCGGGTTGGTGATCTATGTGCCCGGCAAACCACGCCCGAAACAGGTGATCGCCAGGACATGCGGGCTAGATGTCGCCCGAGCATTGTCGAAACTTTACAAGAACGAACAAGTATTGGTTCCTTTAGGGTCGACCGATAGCCTCAAACAAAACCGGATACTCAAGATGGAGGGCAGCGCTGCGCAAGTAGCCCGTGCTGTCGGCTGCACCATTCGTCATGTCCGGTGGGTTAGGGCAAGACAAAAACGGCCAGTCGCGCTGCCGCTGTTCGACGGAATTGACGGCGAAGACAACGACGAAACTTGACGCACACCCCCATTCTGTTCAACATTCCTGACACCTCATTTCATCATCGCCATAGTGTTTCACGTGCAACGGGTGAAATATTTCACCGGTGAGCGAGAGGGGCCACCCCGCTAATTTCGGGCATGTTTCAGATACATGTCCACCTCCCCAAGAACCGCTGGTTGCCCGGCTTCCTGATCCTGATGGATGTAGACGGCAAGCAACTGCTCTACGACATCCCGTGCCGTGGCAAGGCCGATGGCTCGGTCGCTGAAGCAAAAGGCAACCCGGACCGTGATCCGACGCTGCCTTATGGCGATCTGCCGTCCGGCCTTTTCAAGGAGGTCGCTGTTTCGCGATTTGAACCACCGCGAAGAACGTTCGGTCCAACGGCTATCCTTCTAGTCGGTGTCACCGGTGACGCCCTGAAGGCCAAAAAAAACGGTCGCACAGGACTCGCCGTTCACGCTAATCGAGGCGACGTCGAACTGATGGCGTCCTACGGCTGCCTGCGGGTCTTCGATCGGGACATGAAACTGATTACAGAAACCGTTGGTTTTGGCCGGGTGACCGTGACGGTCTTCGATCATGACCATTGGCCACCCCAACTGGAGAATTAAAATGTTGAAGCGATTTTTCGCAATCTGCGCTATCGGCCTGCTTTCCCTTCTTGCCGCCTGCGGTGCCATGCCGGGGAACGATCAGGTTGACGCCGGAATCACCAAAGCTACAGTCGAAGTTTGTCAGAAAGGTGAAGCCGCGCCCTATTTCTGTGGCGCTGAAATCATCGATGGCAAGGAAAAAGCATCGGTCTCCCTTGATATCGAGAAACCGGACGGCTGGAAAGTTCATTACGCCGCAACTGAGGTCAAGGCATTCGATGGCCAGAAGGCGCGTGCTGCTGTCGAACAGGCCATCTCGGCGGATCTGTCGAAAGCCTTCCCAGACACTGTCGAGAAAATAACCAAGGCCCTGATCGACGTCTTCGCGCCTTAGAGTCGGTTCGTGAAGGGTGCAATGATAAAAGCGCAGATGGCCGACGATCTTCTCCATCAGAAGGTCGCGGCCATCGCCTATATCCGCAATCACCAGATGGTGCGGGATCAGTTGCAGGATTGCGGGTTTTACAATGTCGAGTTCTATTGTGACCGGTCGACGGGCGCGAATGCCATCCTGGCGCACAATGCCACGCACGCGATCTTGGCAGTGCGCGGAACGGAAAAAAACTTCGCAGATATTCTGACGGATCTGAAGTTCCGCAAAGAACGGCATCCAGAGTACCGAATTCATCGCGGTTTCGCAGAAGCCTGGCGCAGCATTTCTGGTGCCGTCCAAGCGGATGTTTCATCGTTTCGTGATCAGGGCATTGAGGTTACTGCAACCGGGCACAGTCTCGGCGGTGCCGTCGCCGTAAAAGCTGCAACAGATATGTGGCTGGACAAAGTCGTCACATTCGGTGCGCCGAGGATCGGGGACGATAACTTCGGGTTTTTCGTGAACTGGCGCACACAACACCGGCGTTACGTGCGCGGGGCAGATGTCGTCCCGTTGGTGCCGCTGATGGCTCAAGGTTTCAAGCACGATTGCGCTGCGCACTACATCGGAGCAGACGGTCAGCTGACCGCGAACTGCGAACTGACCCGCGAACTCTGGGGCCGTGCAAAGTCTCTGTTCACCCTGGACTGGCTGATGGTCACCGAAGGCCGTCTGCCCTGTCCTGCGCCAAAACGCATGTTCACCGATCACCGAATCACCGGATACGGCGCGGATCTACAAAGATTGTTGGAGACCCATGAATGAATTCGCCGGAAACGACAAATATTATATTGATTGTGAATTTTGCCTGGACCGTTGTCTGGTCGCTCTTCTTGTTGTGGAAAGTCAGCAAAAACAAGAGCACTGAAACCCTTCAGGACCATGGGACTCGCATCGACAAGATCGAAACCAAGTTTGAGTTGATGCCCAGCAAGATATCCAGCCATCAGGATGTCGAGCGAGTTCACAAGAGGGTCGGCGATCTCAGGGATAAAGTTGCAGACGTGGCGGCGGATTCAAAAGCAACCAGAGAAATCGTGGATAGTTTGAAAGGGCTGCTCAATAAGCTGGTCGATAACGAATTGGAAAAGGGACGGAAGAAACAATGAACCTACAACAACAAATCAACGCCATGGTGCGCCTAGCCATCCTTCGGATTCTTCTCGAAGACAACGGCCACTCCCAGAACCATGAAATTATGACCAGCGCCATCGACACTGCGACGGCTCAATCTCTGACCTATGAGCAGATGAAGAAACATTTCGCCTGGCTTGAGGATCAGAAATTGATTTCTACTGAGTTTGTCGGCCGCTTCGTCATGGCCGAGTTGACGCGCAAGGGCATCAACGTGGCGCAAGGCAAGGAAGTTGTCCCCGGCGTCGACAAGCTCGGTCCCGAAGATCGTTGAAGGGGTTATTAAATGCCCCAGCAATCAACCATTAAAAAGCTACCCACCCCAATCATTGAGCGCCTGAACTTCCTGATCGCCGAGAATCAACTGACCCTCGACGACTTGACAGCTTGGCTGGATGATCAGGGCCATGATGTTTCCCGATCTGCGGTGGGGCGTCATAGCAAAAAATACAGGGGCGTTGCCCAAAAGCTCCAGCAGTCCCGCGACATCACCTCTGCTCTGGTCAGAGAACTGGGCGAGGCGGCCGGGCAAGGGGAGCAAGGTCGACTGCTGGTCGAAATGGCCCGTTCACTGGTGTTCGATCTCCTCGTGAAGATCCAGAACGAAGAGATGGCAGGCCTCAGTCCCAAAGACGTGGCTATGCTCGGCAAGGGTCTCGCCGAACTCGGTCGGGCACTGCGCCTCGATCAGGACTTCGAAACCAAGGTCCGGGAACAGGCTGAGAAAGAGGCGCGCGTGAAGGCCGCTGCGAGCACCGAACAGACGTTGACGAAAGCGGGTATCAAGGAATCGACCCGTAAAATGATTGAAAAGGAAATCCTTGGTCTGGATCGCCCATGACTGGATACTTTATGCCCGGCCAGGCCAAATGGCTAAACGATCACTCCCGGATGAAGATATGGAAAAAATCGCGGCGTATCGGTGCGACGTACGTTCAGGCCTATGAAGATGTAGTTGACGCATCGAAAGCCGGAGGCGCGATGGATGTGTGGTTTTCATCTGCAGATGAGTCGGCCGCCAAAGAATATATCCTTTATTGCGGGATGTGGGCCAAGCTCCTGGATACGGCGGCTGAAGAACTCGGCGAAGTCGTCATCGACTCCGACAAAGACATTAAGGCGCTGGTTATCCAGTTCGCCAATGGCAAGCGGATCCACGGCCTGTCATCCAACCCCAAGGCCTTCCGATCCAAGGGTGGAAAGTTGGTGCTCGATGAGTTTGCCTTTCATGCAGATCCGGAGGCGCTGTGGAAAGCCGCCGCGCCGATCATCACCTGGGGATATCCGGTGCGCATCCTGTCGACCTACAACGGCAAGGGTAATCGTTACTACCGCATGGTCGATGAAGCCGAAAAGGGCAACGGCTGGTCAGTCCATACAACGACAATTGAAGACGCTGTCGCAGAAGGTTTGGTTGATAAAGTATACGGTCGCCCGGCCACGCTCGAGGAGCGACAAGCTTACCTTGACGAATGCCGATCCATCGCCGGTGATGATGAGACCTATCAGCAGGAGTACATGTGTAATCCGGTTGATGAGGCGACAGCCTGGCTGACCTGGAACATGATTATCGCCTGCGAGGATCCTCTGGCCGGACGCCCGGAACTTTACGAGGGCGGTGACGTATACATCGGCGAAGACATTGGCCGCCACAGCGACCTGACTGTTTTCTGGGTGCTGGAGCGGGTTGGCGACATCCTCTGGACCCGCGAGGTCGTTCCCATGAAGAAAGCCAAGTTCGCCGAACAGGACGCTGAGCGCGATCGCCTTCATGAGCATTACCGCGTCCGCCGCCAATGCATGGACGAAACCGGCCTCGGCATGAAACCGGTCGAAGATGCCAAGGCCACGCACGGCGAGTTCCGGGTCGAGGGCGTTGTCTTCACCAATGCCAACAAACATCACCTGGCTAATCTGGGCAAAACCCATTTTGAAGATCGCCTGGTCAGGATCCCGCCGACCAAGGCGATCCGCAACTCGCATCACGCGGTTCGCAAGCTGCAGACAGTGACCGGCAATCCACGCTTTGACGCCGACCGTTCCGAAGTCGGACATGCCGATGAGTTCTGGGCCCACATGCTGGCCCTGCATGCTGCGGAGGAACTGCTCAAGCCTGCAGCCGGTACGACGGTGGAACGGGATCCGGACGCGATCCGGGCCAGCCAGGTCAACCGACCATCACACAATTTCACCCGCAATCCAGCCCGACCGATCATGAGGAGACCCATATGACCTTCATATCCCGCCTGAGAGAGGCCGCTGGCGTCCTGTTTACCGAAGATGAATATCGAATGATCGAAGCGGCCGGAACCAATGTCGACATCGACGAAGAGGGCTGGCGGCGTCTCAGTGGAGATCCCAACCGCGACCTGTCGCCGCTGTCTCAATATCGAATGCGCGAAACCGCAGCCTACATGCTGCGTTCAAACTCGTTGGCCAATCGCCTGATCGAACTGCCAGTCGCCTTTATGCTGGCTGAAGGAGTCACGCTAAATGTTGATGATGAACAGGGACAAAAGTGGCTTGATGCATTCTGGAACGACCCGATCACCAAGATGGATATCAATCTTCCCAAGTTCGCCCGCGAGTTGGCTGTATTTGGAGAGCAGTGCTGGCCCGTCTTCACGAATGAATTCAATGGCCATACTCGGCTCGGGTATCTCGACCCCGGCCTGATCGCCAATGTCATCTGGGATCCGGACAACATCATGCAACCGATCGGCGTGGTGACAACAAAGGACAAAAAAGGTCATGCGCGGCGTTACAGAGTGATCGTCAATGGGCCGGAAGCGATGTTTTCGAAACGTACCCAGGAAATCCGCAACTCCTTTGAAGATGGCGGTTGCTTTTATTTTGAGGTCAACGCTCTGGTTTCAGATCAGCGCGGCAAAAGCGACCTGTTGCCGGTCATGGACAGCCTTGATGCGTATGACCAGGCGCTGTTTGGAGAATTGGAAAGATGGCAGTTCATTCGAAATTTCATCTGGGATGTCACTCTGAAAGGAGCAACACCGGAAGAAGTCGAAGAGCGTGCCCGAAACATAGCCACACCGGCACCGGGATCCGCACGCATCCACAATGACGCTGAGGAGTGGAAAACTGTTTCGCCGGAAATCCAGGCGGGTGACAGCGACATCCTGACGCGCCTGTTTCGCAATCATATACTGGGTGCCCAGACCATGCCGGAACACTGGTATGGAGGCGGTGGGGACGTCAACCGGGCAACAGCCAGTGAAATGGGCGAGCCGACCTTCAAGGTGTTCACCATGCGTCAGCGTACCCTCAAGCATATGCTTGAAGAGGTTGGCTACTATGTCATGTGCAAACGGCTCGATCCAACGGGTGAGATGCCGGACCCATCAGAGTTCGAACCTGATTTCAAGCCGGTTGCCAACTTCCCGGAACTGACCAGCCGCGATACCACCAAATATGCCGCTGCGTTCCAGCAAATCGTCGCCGGTGCGGTTCAGGCGGTTGACCGAGGGTTCATGAGCGAGGAATCGGCGATCGGTCTGATTGCCTCTGTAGCCGGTCAATTGGGTTACGAGATTGATCCAAAGGCGGAACTGGAACAAGCCCGCGCCGATCGCCGTAAACGTCAGGAAGATGATCTTTTCGGCGAAGATGAGGATCAGGACGAAGAACAGTGACCGGAGATGACAGGAACGACCGGTTCGACCTGGAACGCGGCAACCAGGCGCGGCGGCTGAACCGTATCAAGAAAAACACGGAAGCCGAAGTTACCCGTCTGCTCAAGGAAGCCAGCGACCAGATCACTGTGGATCTCGCAGGAACACCTGGAGAATTCGATGCCTTTATCCTGCCACGTATCCAGAAATCGATCCAGGTGGTGCTTGGTGAAACAGGCGAAGGCATGGCCAAGACCGCGGGCGACGGCGCGACAGCCGCCTGGCAGGCCGGAATTGACATGATAGATGAACCGCTGGCGGCGGGAGGAGTAAAGGTATCGGCCGTGCTGACGGAAGTCGACACCAGGCAACTGATGGCCATGCGCACTTTTCTGACGGATCGCCTGAAAGATGTAACCGTCGAAACGCTCAATAAAATTAATGCGGAGTTGGGGCTGGCCATCATGGGCGTACAGACCCCCTTTGAGGCTACGTCCGGTATTTCAAAACTGCTGAATGATACCCAGCGCGCACGGGCCCTCAGAATCACCAGAACGGAGATCGGCCGGGCTCACAGTGTTGCGACCCATGAGCGCCTGCAGATGGCAAAGGAGCACGTGCCGGGGATTCGCAAGATGTGGCGGCGGTCCGGAAAACTGCACAGCCGTACAAGCCACGATGCCGTTGACGGACAGATCCGCAAACCCGATGAGCCGTTCCAAGTCGGATCAGAAAAGTTGATGTTCCCGAGGGACCCGAAGGGTTCGGCGCGCCATACGGTCAATTGCGGCTGTGTGCAGCTCCCCCACATGGCTGACTGGGAAGTCAAACATCCTGCGGGCCGACCAATCACCATTGAGGAACGCCAGGGCAGCGAAATGAAACGTCGCCTCTATAATGTCCAGGCGCAGGCTTTCGACAGCTGGGCGCGTAAACTGTCCAGACGCAATGCCCGCGCGGTTGGCCACTTCGAGACAGCGGGCGAACTGACATCGGGCCTGAAAGACCGGCTCGATTTGCGAGGTGTGAACCCGGCGACAATGGAGATCGCCGTCTCCGACCGGCGAATCGTGCATATGGTTCGAGACGCCAAGGCCGGAAAAAACAAGGCTTTGCCGGAAAGAGAGATTCGCCGCCTGCCGGAACATCTCGAATCACCAAAAGCGGTTCTCTGGGATCAGTTCGCCAAGAAACCCACATTAATTTATGTGTTCGAAGTGCCGGGCGAAACGCGCCTCGGCAAGATTCCGGTCAGGATTCGCGATACGGACAAGCGCGCCAGGCACAGAAAACACAATTGGGTGACAACCGGAGGCCTTGTCGACGGCGTAACGCTGTCAGATCCGAAACGTTATGAAGTCCTGACGGGAGAATTGTGATCGCCGCCGGGATGCGCAACTTCCCGAAACCACCTGCCGGACCGAAATCCGTGGGGCCAGTGCCAACGGTAAAACCGTCCACCGGACTATAGCCGACTTTACAGCTCTCGCGGCGATCAAGTCTGAATTATAAACCCGAAACCATCAAAAGTCACACCCTGGTGAAATTTGGCCTCAGAGCGCCGCTCAAGCCGCTCGTGCGCCCCGGACTAGCCAGATTTCCAGAGCGGGCATTTAAACGGCGTTTAATTCGGCCATATGAGGCCATTCAATGCGGGTCTAGGGACTGATATGGCGTCAGTCCGGCAATTCGATCGGATCCCGGCTTGAGGTGAAATATTTCACTGGCGAGGTGACGGGGGAGGTTCGCTACCTTGGCCCGAGTTGATGCCGTTAATCAAGTGCATTCGAAAAACCCACTGGAGATCATCATGAATTCGAAGCCCGAAGCAGGAAAAAAACCGGATCCCAAGCCGACCAAAAAGCCTGGCAACGAAGTCACCACGGAATCTTCTGGCGAAAAAGATGATCGGGGACCGAGTGATGATGAGATCAAATCAGCACTCGCCAAGCATTTCGGTGGCGAAGTCACGGTTCGCAAATCTGATAAAGAGGGCAATCCGGTTCGCGACAAAGATACGGGCGCTTACCTCAGCGAAACCGCCAAGATGAAAGGCGAACATATTCTCTCTTTCAACCTCGACGAAGAGGCCGGTGAGGTCAGCATCGTCACCATCGTCACCATCGACGGCCAGAAATTGACGAAAGTCGGTTGATGCGACGAATCCCCACCCTCGGTATTGTTGGCGCAACGGCGCTACGTGAGGCCTTCGCCGGTGATTTCCGCCAACTTGAAGATGTTCTTCGCGGCGCGCTGAAGCGCATCTTCAAACTGGCGGGCGATGATGATCCCTGGCCGTATGTGCAAGCGCTGTTTCCAGACTGGGTCATCGTCGAGCGCGATGGCAAGCTCTGGCGTTACCCCTTCACCATTGATGGCACGGACGTGTCTTTCGATACGCCCGTTGAAGTCGTCAGGACGTTTGCTCCCGTCGACGGGCCGGAAGGTGAAATTGCTCTTGGCGGCGGAGTCTTCATGGAGGCATCCGACGATAGTGGAGCCAAATGGCGGATCCGGGTGATCCGCGCCGGTCTTTCCGGCAACAACAATTTCTATCCGGATTCGGTTTTACGCGAAGCTACCCCCCTTTTCGACGGGGCGCGGGTTTTCGTCAAGGCCGACAAGGAGCATCTGCAGGGCGGCGGCAAGGATGTTCGCAATCTGATTGGCCGATTGACAGAGCCCTCCTTCATTGAAGGGGCCCGCACCGATGCCGGTGAAATTCAGGCGGTTTTCGAGTTGATCGATCCTGAAGATGGAATCGCCGTCAAACTCAGGGAGGCCTGGAACCGTGGCATGAGCGGTCTCTTCGGGTTTTCCATTGATGCGCTCGGTCCAGCCAAGCGTGTCCGACATAACGGCACGTTAATCAACACGGCCAAGGCCATCACCAAAGTCAATTCTGTCGACCTTATCGTTGAGCCAGGCGCTGGCGGCGAGGTCATCAATCTCATCGAATCACAATCCGATAAGGAGACGATCATGGATCGCGATGCAATTATTGCCCTGCTTGAAGCAAAGGGAAAACTGACAGGTAAGGACGTTGACAGCCTTACCGATGACCAGCTGGAAGAAATCCTTCGTGAAGCCATTTCCGATGAAGCGGATGATGGTGCGAGAGTTGAACAGCCCGCAACACCGGACGCCAATGCGGAGCCAATGCGCGAAGCTGCTGGCGGTGACGCGCCGGTAACTCAACAGGACATTGCAATGATCGAAGTGCGCTCAAGTATGCGCGAAGCGATCAACGCAAGCTCTCTGCCTGATGCTGCCAAGGTTCGTCTGATCGACAGTTTCGTCGCCCAAACCAAGTTCACCGAAGCCGACGTTTCTTCCGCGATCACAAGCGAAGGCGAATATCTCGCCAGCTTTACGGAAAGCGGAACCGTTCAGGGGCTCGGAGCATCTCACAATATTCAGGGCGGTGAGACCCGTTTTGAAAAGGTCGAGCAGATGCTCGAAGCCTTCTTTGATGTGGAACACGATGACCACCGTCACGCCCGCTCGTTCAAGGAGTGTTATATCGCCATGACCGGGGATGTGCGTGTTACCGGTCGGACCCGCGATTGCGACCAGGCGCTTATGCGTGAAGCTTTCATGCGGGAAGCCCTCGATTCAACAAGCTTTGCTGATGCGCTCGGTGACTCGATCACACGGCGCGTACTGAAGGATTACAACCGCGCGGACCAATACAGCGTCTGGCGGCTGATCTGTAACGTGGTTTCTGCAAGCGATTTTCGTACACAGGAACGCACGCGGATCGGCGGTTACGGTGATCTGCCTGCTGTAGCGGAAAGCGGCGCGTATGGAGCGTTGGCCAGTCCCACGGATGAGAAGGCCACCTACGCGGTCACCAAACGGGGTGGTACGGAAAGCGTCACACTGGAAATGATCAAGAACGATGACGTCGGCGCCATCCGCCAGATCCCGACCAAACTGTCGCGATCAGCCAAACGAACGGTGTCCAAGTTTGTGTTTGATTTCATTAAGGACAATCCGGTCATTTACGACACCTTGGCGCTATATCATGCCACACATAACAACCTGTTTACGGTTGCCCTGGGCGATGCGTCGTTTGCAACTCACCGGCTGGCCATGAAAAACCAGACGGAAATGGACTCCGGCGATCAGCTCGGCATCGGGCCGAAATACCTGCTTGTTCCGGATGATCTTGAACAGACAGCGTTCGATATGTTCCGCCGCGACACCAACAACGACGAAACCTTTGTCCAGAGCCTGAAGCCGACTGTTATTCCGGTGTGGTACTGGTCCGATGCCAACGACTGGGCAACGGTTGCCGACCCGAACGATATTCCGTTCCTTGAAATTGCCTTCCTTGACGGCAACGAGGAGCCGGAACTGTTCGTCCAGGACAACCCGAGCGTCGGTTCAATGTTCTCCAACGATATGGTCACCTACAAAATCCGCCACATCTACGGCGGCAACGTGACCGATTACCGAGGCTCAACGAAGGGCGTCGTGATCTAGAAATAAATTCCGTAGACATAGTCCGGAAAAATAGGGCCGGGGTGGCTCGAAAGGGTCACCCCGGTACACCGAAGAAAAACATAAGGCGGGGTGAGCTGGAGCCCGGTTCCAGCAGTGGGCCCATAACCCAAATGACGCCGGTTCGAATCCGGCCCCCGCAACCATTTTTTAGGAACCGAGATGTCGCTCGCCGATTATCAAACCCTGGTTGACAGTCTTGTCCGGGATCCGGACGGGAACTTCACCGTGGGCGAACGCGACAAAGCCATTGACCTGGCGCGAATCCGTTACTCGCAGGATCACCCCGAAACCGCCGTCGAAGACATTACTTCAGTCGGCGGTAAGTTGCTTGATTTTCCAGCGGCCTTTCAAAGCGGTTTCAGCGCCCTTACGGGCATAGAGATCCCGGCCGGTGAAGTGCCGCCAAGGTTCATCGAAAACGGCACCTGGAATATCTATCATGCGTTAGACGGTCAGAAGATCCTGATCGAGCAGACCTTGACGGCCGGAGACCTGGCACGGGTGCATTTCACGGTGCCACATACACTTGACGGCGTTGCTGATACCATTCCCGCCAAACATCAGGAACCGGTTGCCAGCTGGGCCGCAGCGGTCCTGCTTGAACAGCTGGCCACCCTGTTTTCAGGCGACACCATTTCGACCATCAATGCCGACAGCGTCGATCATCAGTCAAAATCCCGAGATTACTCAGCCAGGGCTACCAAAAACCGCAAACGCTATTTTGACGAACTGGGCATTGATCCCAAGCGCAACGTCGCGGCCGGTGTCGTTGTCAATCTTGACCCGCCAACCAGTCACGGCCGCCCGCCAATGTATAGACGGGGTTGGCGCTGATGTATGACATGGACATCCAGGGAACAGCGGAACTAGCGCGAGCCTTTGAACGTGCGCCGGATATCGTTGTCGAAGAATTGACTGCAGGCATTTGGGAATCCGAACTTCTGCTTGAGCGCGAAACCAAGGAACTGACTCCGGTGGGTGTCAGCGGTGGAACACGTTCATCCATTCAGGCCCGTGAACCAAAGCGCCTGGCTGATAACGTGGTTGGCGAGATGGGCTCGCCTATGAAACACGTTCTCGCTGTTGAGCTCGGAACCAAACCGCACTACCCACCTATCCAGCCTCTGGCGGAATGGGTCGAACACAAGTTTGGATATAGCGGCAACGAGGCTCGCAATGTGGCCTTCCTGATCCAGCGTAAGATCGGACGCAAGGGAACCGAAGGCGCGTTCATGTTCAAACAGGCCTTTGAAGCAAATCAGGAACAGGTCCTGCGGATCATGGCGCGGGCAAGCGGGCGCGCGGTCTCCAGAATTGGAGAGGTAAATTGAGCCTGCCCACCATCCGAACCGGAATCATCAACGCCATGAGCACTGTCCAGGACATTGGACTGGTTCATGGATATGAGCGGTACGCCTCGAAACAGAAAGATTTTCGGACCCTGTATCTCAATGGCCAGCAAGTCCTCGGCTGGTTTGTTCGCCGGGCTTCAACCCGGGAGCGGACTTTTTCTGCTGGAGCCAATGAAATCACCCATCAATGGCAAATCCGGGGATATATGTCTCTTGATGATGAGCAGGAGAGCGAACTCACATTTGATGACCTGCTCGAATCCTTGCGCGCTGCTTTCAGAGATGATCCGACTCTTGGCGGCACGGTTGAAACAACCATCGTCAACAATGAGATTGGCCTTCAGATTGAAGATACAGGACCGGTGATGTTTGCCGGGATCTTGTGCCATGGATGCCGGACAACTCTGAACACGCAGCACTACGAAAGCACCGAGGTCGTCGAACAGGGGGAGGTCAGCAACCTCTATGTCGGCCAGTCGCCGGATATCGGCACTGGCCATGAGCCCGATTATCAGGACGCGGTCACCGGGGAGCCACCGGTATGATCGATCTTGAATTTGAAATCGCCGAACTGAATCGCCGGGTCGCCAATCTTCTCCGGGTTGGTTCGATCGTCGATACTGATTACGCCAATGCTCGCGCCCGCGTCACCATCGGCGACATCACCACGGGCTGGCTGGATTTTATGACCCAGCGTGCCGGTGGCGATCGCACATGGTGGGCCCCGGAGATCGGCGAACAGGTCATGGTCCTGTCGCCGTCTGGAGATCTTGCCCAGGGTAAAATCCTGCCCGCCCTCTATTCGGCAGCCGCGCCAGCGCCAGCGGGCAGTCCGGACATTCACAAAGAGGTCCACGCGGACGGGTTTTCCGTAACCCATGACCGCGCCAACAAACGCACTGTTCTGGATGCCTGGGACAGTCAGGGAACCATCGAAATCCGGGCCAAGAACATCATCCTCAAAACCGGCGACGGCGGGTTCTACCACATTGACCATGCCGGTCTCGCCACCCGGATCACCCACCAAGGTGGCGTCAATTACGACAGCGAGAGCTGGCAGACCGGTGCCGTCGTGACCGGCATTCCTGATTATGGCCATAACCCGCCAGAAGTGGACATCCCATAGGAGACCGACATGGATAAGAAGACCTACACCATTAATCAGACAACGCCGGGGCTGGGGAAGGCCGGAGATTCCGTCGATATGACCGAACGCCAGGCGCGATATCTGCTCTTGTCCGGCGTCATCAGTGTGCCGGCACAAAAAACGCCGGCAACGAAAAAACCCTCGAAGGGTAAAAAAGGCTGATCAATGTCAGTACGTGGCATGAATAATCTGAGTGGTACGGGTCTGGACGGGTTGAATCACCTGTTCCAGTCGATCCGCGATATTCTGACCACGCCGCTGGGTTCACGTGTCATGCGTCGGGAATATGGCTCGACCCTGTTTCAGCTGATCGACCGGCCCATGGCCCCCGATCTCCTGATTGAAATCTATGCCGCCGTCGCCGACGCCCTCGCCAAGTGGGAGCCACGGTTCCGGCTGAGTTATGTGAAGGCCACATACGTTAAGGCCGGACGCCTGACCATTGATGTGCGCGGCCTTTATATCCCGGACGGTCGAGAAATCACGCTGGAGGGCGTCGTCGCATGACCGGCAAATTTGACGCTGTCGACCTGTCATTGGTTCCGGCCCCCGAAATCATCGATCCCCTGTCTTTCGAGACTATCCTGGCTGACCTGAAAATCGATCTGGAAACGCGCGATCCGGCCTTCACCGCGCTGTTTCTGGAATCTGATCCGGCGACCAAACTGCTTGAGGTTTGCGCCTTTCGCGAACTGATAATTCGCCAGCGTGTCAATGACGCGGCGCGGGCCACCATGCTGGCCCACGCCACCGGGGCCGATCTGGATAATCTCGCCGCCCTGGTCAGCATCGCCCGCCAGGTTATCGACCCCGGCAACCCGGCCGCCCTGCCGCCCGTTCCGGCGACCCTTGAATCCGACGACCGGTTGCGGACACGGGCCCAGTTGGCGATGGAGGGGATCAGTACGGCCGGGCCGGAAGGGGCCTACATCTTTCACGCTGTCAGCGCGGATCCGCGCGTCGCCGATGTCGACGTGGCGTCGCCCGTTCCCGGCGCGGTCCAGGTTACGATCCTGTCGACGGACGGCGATGGCACGCCGGTTCAGGCGCTTCTGGATATCGTTAACGCGGCCTTAAACGACAAGAACACCCGACCGTTGACGGATCAGGTTACGGTCCAGGCCGGTACCAGGATCGACTATCTGATCACGGCGGAACTGTTTCTCTATACTGGCCCGGACAGCGCCATCGTCCTGCAGTCCGCAATTGCGTCGATCACGGCATTCGCCGCCGCCCAGAAGAAACTGGGCGAGCCGGTCACCATCGACGGGCTGCACAAGGCGCTCCGTGTGGAAGGTGTGCGGCGGGTCAATCTGATCGCCCCCGTGCTCGATATCCAGCCTGACGGCGCGCATTTCACAAACGCGACGGCCATTACGGTGACCATCGGGGTTGGACCATGAGTCTGCTGCCACCCAACGCCACCAAACCCGAACAGGATATGGACGCCTCCATGGCGCGGCTGTCCGATATCCCGGTGCTGAATGGAACGACCTGGAACCCCGACACCATCCCGGCCCATCTGTTGCCCTGGCTGGCCTGGGCGATGTCGGTGGATACCTGGAACCCGGCCTGGCCGGAATCGGTCAAACGCCAGGTTATCAGAATGTCGTTCGCCGTTCACCGGATCAAGGGAACGATCGGCGCACTGGAGCTGGCGCTCGACGCCCTGCAGCTGGACGGTGTCGCCGTTACCGAATGGTTTCAGAATGCACAAAATCCATACACGTTCTGGGTTGACGTGGAACTCTCGACGCGAGGGCTGTCGGATGCTGAAACCACCGAAATCACGGCTGTTATCGATCGGACCAAGAATGTCCGATCACATCTTTCTCAACTCAACATCTGGCTGACGTCCAAATCCACATCACCCGTTGTCGGCGCCTTGGCCATAGCCGGTGAGATCGTTGAAGTGCAACCTTATTCAATCACGGAAGCGACGGCCGAAAATGCGGCGCCCGTTTATGCGGTCGGCGCCACTCTTGTCGAAACCGTTACCGTCAACCCCTCCGGAGCCTGACCATGCCTGCTGAACAATTTTTTTCCCTTTTGACCACGGTCGGCGCGGCGCAGCTTTCCAATGCTGTTGCGTTAAGCCAGTCAATCAACGTAACGGAGTTGGCGGTTGGCGATGGCGATCTGGGGGCCTATTACACGCCGACCGAAGCGCAAACCGTTCTGAAAAACGAGGTATTCCGGGGCACGATCAACAACAAGTATATCCATTCGCAGAATGCCAACTGGGTTGTGTTCGAGTTGGCCATCCCCGCCGTCGAGGGTCCCTGGACTGTGCGTGAGGCTGGAATTTTCGACAGCACCGGCAACATGATCGCCGTCGCCAAGATGCCGGAGACGTATAAACCGGCATTGGCGCAGGGTTCGGGTAAAGACCTGTTGATCAAGTTCATTCTGCAGACCTCGAATGCCGCGCAGATCAATCTCCTCGTCGATCCGAGCGTGGTTCTGGCCAGCCACCAAAAGGTTGCGGACGATATCGCCACCCATTCCGCCGCGACCAATCCGCATCCGACCTATACGGTCCCGCAGGCCACCGAAACGCTGATCGGCAAGGTTGAGCTGG